AAACTTCTTATATGAACAATCTTTCCAAGACAAGTTAAGCGAACCTGTGGTAACAATAATTAAATCTCCTTTTAGTTCTGGCATATCCACAGGCTCAAGCCACTTACCGTTTTTAATATATTCTTCTACTAATCTATGGACAATCGTTCCTCGACTTGCATATTGCCTTAATTCATCATCGGATATCTTCCAGTCTTTATTCCAAGAAAGAATAGAAGTAACGGAAGGATATTTCTTACCATTCTTTTCTCTAAAGCGGATATTCTGATACTGTTTTTCTATTAGGTCAATCTTGGCTTGGTTGGCGGTCATATCAAATTGGAAGTGTAAGGCTTGCTTGAGCCTTGTAAAGCACTCCTCTACGCTTTCGCCTTCCTCTGGCTCGGCTGTTATATCAAAGGAAGGTTTAAGATTTTCGTAACTTGCGATTGGAATAACTCCGCTTAACCCTGCGTGGATTTCTTTTATCTTCATCTTAATTCCCTCCTTCTGTTATTTCTGCTAAGTTCTTTATATCTTCTTGGTGATCCTCTATTGCGTGTTCCTCGTTGAAATCAATAAATTTTGTTGTCCGAATAGCACAAAGGTGAGTACATTTCCAGCATTCTCGTTTGGCAGGGTGGATTTTTGTACAACGAATATATGTGCGCATTATTTACCTCCTAAAATTTGACCGGACAAAAAAGAAACCATAAGTTTTCTGCTTATGGTCGCCACATCCTTTTCAGGAGTCTTTCCTGCCCGGTTTTGTTTTAGGTTTTTATCGTGGCCTTGCATATTCATTTATACCTCTACTTTTTCTATCTCATAAATATAATTGACAATCTTATCTGACCATCCTGCTATCATTTCCCAACCAGATTGATATAAGATTGAGGGTTTGTATCCAGCAATGTTGACAATATAGCCATATTTAGCCCAACAAGGTATAATTTCATCGTGGGCTTGCTCGTCAGTAATAACAATTACTCTTTGGCAAGGGTCGCCATTTACTCGTCTCAAAGCATCACCTAAATATGTGCCATCTTGAGGTTGACTATTTATCACATCATCTATAAAAGCCATTCCTCGTTTGGTAGAAGTAACTTTGATTAAATGTTCAGAAAAAGAGTAAACCATAGTTTGAGAACTCTCTTTTAGAATTGCTGCCAGAGCAGAAGCAGCCTCTAATCTTCGCATATCACTTTTGGCTGATAATTGGCCGTCCATTGAGCCACTAACATCTACCAAAATAATAGTTACTCCTTCAAGTTTGGGAAGATTTTTGATAGAAAGCAAAAAGGCTTGATTTATTGCTTGTTTTATTTTTCCAGTAGATACATTTTGCTCGGCAGCAATAAATCTAAAAGGAAGGACTTTTGACTTAGTAATATTTTCACTATTAAGCAAAGCATTGCAGATTAATTCAATATCGCAACCTGCTTCTTCCATATTTCGCAGATTACGAAGTAAAGCCATATAACCAAGTTTGTTTTCTTTAATCAATCGTTCAAAGGTTTCTTTTTTATCTTTGCCTGCGGATAGTTTAACTTCCCAAGTATCGGGGCTTTCCAAAGTGCCATCAATAAGTTTCTTCCAAATGGCCTCTTGTTCTTTGTCTTTAGGTTTTGCGTGGCATAGAAATAGAACATCCCTTAACTTTACAGTAGTATTATCTCGGTTGTATTTCGCCAAAGCATAAGCAGAAAATTTAACAAATGCACGAGCCAAACCTTTTTTCACCTGAGCAGACAAAGGACATCTACCATCAAGCCAATACATAGCTAAAAATTCAGAGAGTTCATCTGGTCTTTGGATAATATTGCATAAGGTATTACTAACTATTCTTCCTTTAGTTAGACGGGCAAGTTCACGGGTAAGAAACAGGGGAACAGAGCGAAGGTGCATATCATTGCGGGTTTTAATGGCAAGTTCGGAGATAAACTCAGGTTTGACTTTTTGGCAGAGTTCTTTAATTCTTTCTGCCATATCAGAGCCTTTCTCATAAAAGGTATTCTCAAATAAAAGGCAGGTCATAACAGCACGGGTAAGTTCTTTTTCAGGGGATAAATTGACAGCTCTGCCACCTTCAAAAGTTTTAACTTGTGATTGCGTCTTAATGTTTACTCGTGCCATTTACAACCTCCTTTTAGTTATCTGGGGAACAAGTGGTTCAAGGGTTAACTTTTAGCAGAAGTATCCTTGACCTTCGCCACCAGAAAAATTAAGGGGAGAACAAGCGATAAGAGAGCCGTGCACGCCTTTCGGCTGCGTCCGTTCGCCAATAGAAGTATCTCTTATCTTCGCTACCCCAAATAATTGAGCAGGGAACAAACGATTGGAGTTTTTTCTTTCATAGAGAAGTATCTCCAATCTTCGCCACTGCATATTTTTATACCTTTCTTGCATTCAAATAAAATTCAACAGCAACTTCTGCAATCTTGCTTTTAGACCATTTTTCAATTATAGCAAGTTCTTGCATCCGCTTGTCAATTTCTTTTTTTACCCTTAGTGCAATTCTAACCTTTTCCATTTCGTTCCTCTTAATGACTAATTATACCATATTGAAATAGTTTGTCAACTAACTTTTGTTTTCTTAACATAGCGTCGGAAGGATTATTTAGGTAGGATTTTTTCTATTTCTTCTATTGCTAAATACTCCTTGTAAGTTTTATCTTTCTTTTTAGCATTGCAACTTCTATGAGCAATCGCTAAATTATTATAATTATTAGTTCCACCACGAATGAGAGGTATCTTATGTTCTAAGCAATCTTGTCTAAATTCAATAGGTTTTAAACAAAGATAGCAAGTAAGAGCTCCATATTGTTTTATATTATCCTCATAGACTAATTGGATTGTCTTTAAATCTAATTTTCCTGCTTTTCTTTTTCGTAATCTTGCTATTTTATTATAATATGAACGAGGATATCCTCTATATTTCCAATTTAAAATTCCTTTCCTTGAACATTTTTTGCACCTTTTATATTTTCTTCGACTTAATTGTTTACCACAATTTAAGCAATCAGGCAATCCTCCTTTCCAATTAGGATGTTTTTCTTTAGGTTGCCCCTTCTTAAATTCGGTAGCAGGAGAATGATGTTGTCTTTTTCTTATACTACCAGAATTAGTATATCCCTTTTTTCCTGCAAGCCAAGTAATATGTCCTTTTTGAAATCCACATTGTTCTTGATGGCTATTAGGATGTTTCCCACGACTATATTTCATTTTATTTTCCAAATTAAAGGGCAACCTTCAGGTATCCAAAGGAAAACGGTTAAGTTCTCCAACCATCCAGTCGCCCAATTTTAACAATAAAAAATCCGCTCTCCTTTGGACAATATAAATATATCATAGAAAAGACGAAAAGTCAAACTATTTAATTATTTTTTGGATATCTTCTAAACTTCTAATTATACAATAAACTCTGAAAGGCGGCAAATGGAAATTTTCCCTAAAGGCTTTCTGATAATCCGACAATGGATTTTTACCTACTTTGCATTCCCAACCATACATTGTCTTATCAGACGCAAAAGAGAAAATGTCTGGCAGGCCTCGCATTAAATCGGGAGAGGCGATAAATCCGCCACCTTTTAAAGGCGTTCCAATTACATTTACCTTACCGGCAATATGGCCTTTACTCCTTAAATAGATAAGGGCTTGCCTGCGCAGATGGGTTTCCGGATTGTCCTTTTTCTTAGGCCGGTTGTATCTGTATGCTTTACTTAAATACGGGCTTATTGCCATGATCAAGAAGGGCAACTACGCTTACTGGGATGAATTGTCTCAAATTCACAGGAACTTGAGGCCAGTAATATGTAATTGCCCCCTTCCTTTATATTAGAATATTAACCTTGTGATTATCTCGCCACTTCCTTCTTTTGTAAACATTTCACCCATTGGGGTAAGTCCAGCAATCCCTATCTGCATTCTTCCTTCCTTTATTATAGGAATTATATTTAACACAGGAACTGCTGAGGTCTTAAACTCCTTCAACAATTCAACTCGGAAATTCATAGGCACGGCATCGTTTCTGCCGGAGATCGTATCTGCCCATTCATCACACCAAGACTCTTCTTCAGCAAACGCAGGCAGGGATATGGCCAATACTCCTACCAGTAACATTAACGCTAATATCAATCTCATTCTAATCCACCTCCTTTTCTAATACTTTGCTTTCACTCAAATCCTTTCCGGAAGTAATACCAGCTTCTACTTGGGGCACAATATCTAATTTGCCACCAACAAGAAAAGCCTTCTTCGTCAGCTCAAAGCAAAAGTAATCTTTATTCCTCTGCCACTTATTTGCCTTTTGCTTTAGTCTGAATAATTTAAGCAATCCCAAATAAACAACTCCGAGATAATCATACTTCATGTTTAACTTGCTTACCAGATAGCTGATAGTCCCATCTAAATCATAGATGTATTCCGCTTTAATCCTGTATATATCAAAAGAAGTTTTTATCTCTTGAATATCCCGCGCTCTTACTCCATAGCCAGACATTGCTTCGATAGCCAGTCTCATCTTGGGAGACACACAAATTGCAACGTGGGTATACTCAGAACCTGTTCCCCAAGCAATGAGTTTAGAAAAGCCTCTTTCTCCTTTAAAAAGAAGTATGTCTCCAGCCCTTAAATTATTCAATTCTTTTGCCTCTTTACTTTATCATTTAAGTAAACACAAACTATCCCCGCAAGTATCAGCAAACCTATTACTATCCAGAAAGTTATCAACGCGTCCTGTCCCCTTTTCTTATTTGCATATCCTTCTTGTGGTGCTCATCAAGCAATTCTTTCAAGTTGACCTTGCAGAGCATCAGTTGAGTTAAGTATTCGTCAATTTTAGTATTAGCGCCTCGTTTTACCTTACAGATTCTATTTATTATTCCGTCTTGCCTGAGCAGATTTTTGTTGACATCTTCCCAATTTTCAAGATGCTCTTTTCTCTGCTCGAATATATTCTTATATTGTTTGTCGGTCATTTTGCCATCACTCTAAATGCTAAAGCTAATATCCCAGACACAATCAATCCAACAAGCCAGAAATGAAGATTTATCTTTGTTTCCAGAATAGTAACTTTTTTGGGTATACCGTTAAGGGATTTTAATTGCATAACTACTGTGGTGCGAAACTTTATTTCATCCTTCAAATCGTCTAATTCCTGCGATGTTAACTCAATCTTTTCATTCACGATAATACTCCTTTACTTAAAATAAACCTTTGCACCTTTGGAAATAATCACTTTCACAACTGTTCCCAGCCCGCCTCCCCACGCAGACATCCTGCCTTCTATAACTATATCTTTATCAGTTACCCATACTTCAGGATAGGTGGGGATAGATATAATCTTCCAAGCCATATTTGCTTGGGCGTAGAATATAAAACATAAGAATAATAGTATTGAGATTAGGATTGTTTTCATTATTGTTTTCCGAACCATCCGAATGCTCCTCCACCTGCTCCTGCCGCCGTAACATCATCTTGGTCTGCTCCGATGTTTATTTTGTAATCTCCTGTCATATTTCCTGCCGCAAGAACATTTCCAAATTGTAGTCCTGCGTCTAAACAGGGGCTTCCAGCCAGTAAAGTGAAATCAGGCGTAGCCGCAGAGGGGTCGGTCATAGTCGCACTTGCGTCAACCTTATTAGCCCCAGCAGTTACATTAGTCCTCGTCGGCGTTGCTCCACCCCAGCAGTTGTGGTCAAAATAACTATTATTTTGTTCAGTATCCCAAGAGGCTTCTGTTGTACAACCTTCTATAATATTGTTAATTACCCTAATGTGTTCTCCCGTAGTTCCTGATATTCCTGTAGTGCAGTTGTATATAGTATTATTTACAAATACTCCTCCAGCCTGAGCTATTACGTCTATTCCAGTCGTGCAAGTATCAATGATATTATTGATAAGGGCTGTTGTAGCGAAACCTCCTCCTATCCCAGTAGTTGAGTCGTGAGCATAACAAGATATAACAGACATACTTCCAGTCGGTTCAAGAGCAACACCATTAGTAGATACGCCTTCACAATCTATTATTAAACAGTTATAAGCAAAAATACCAGAACGGCCAGCGCTTTCACTACTATTATAACCATAGCAGTTTTTGAAATATCCATAATAACCCATATTCAAACCGTCATATTCAGTTGAATTTACTCTTAGATTTTCAACTATCCAGTATCGGTAAAAATCAAATAAATTTGCCCCTGCCTCAATTAAAGGTCTATCCGTTCCCGTTGGATTATCCCCTCTTGTGGAGTCATACCCATCAACAAAAAAAGGAGCTACAGCAGTTCCTGTTTGGGTATTGGAAATACTTTCTCCTATAGTGTGTGTATTTCCTGCTCCACCACCGCTGATGTAGACTGTATTTCCTGCTGTTAAGGCTTCAAAAAAGTCATCATCTAAAGCACTACCTAAAGCAAGACACCCACCGACATTACCCGTTGCGGCAGTCATATTCTGTCCACCAACAGCACAGGTGCGGTCTATAACTACGGTGTTTCCGTTAGTATAAGCAGTTATCTCATACCACCCGACTGTAGCTTGTGTTCCTGATACGATATGAATAACATTGCCTATCATCGCCTCGGTAAATCCACCTGTTACAGAAGTTAGGTTAGTAGCAGTATCAAGACAGGCTAAGTCGGTAAGAGTAAGTATAGGTGCACCATTAGCGGGTAACGAAGCGTGAGAATAATCTGTCCCTGCTGCCCCTGCCGTAAATCCACCGCCGTTATTCATAGAGGCAGAGGAAGATTGCCCCGTCGTTCGAATTTCCCAAAGTATCGCTGCGTCTAAAGCAGCAAAACAAACTTTAGGGAATAGGAATAGCAGTAATATTATTAAGAGTTTTTTCAAAGTTTTCTCGCTCCTCTTTTGTAAATTTCTTTTCAGGTATACCTTTAGGGTCAATGCTTACACCTGCTTTTAATCTTTGTTCTTTGTTCAAAGGTTCTTTAGGCGTTAAGTCAACATTAAGTTCCCAATCCTCCCAGTCATTCTGGACTTTTATCTTACGATTATTACATCTTGTAATTGTGTCTTTGATAATAGTGTTTTTAATTTCATCTACATAAATGTTGTCTAAATTGCACCCGTCAAAAACAACTCCTGTCATTCCGTCGGGGAATATATCCTTTGCAACTTCACCCTCAACCCATTCTTGGTAAAAACAGGAGCCTCTGATTATAGTATTGTTAAATTCTTTCGGGTCTATATCTTTGAAGGATACATCGTGATAAGGAAAACCTTGATTAGAGTATTTAACATTAGTAGGCTTGTCATATTTCTCATTGATAGTTTCGGCAGAACAAACTCCACAAATCAAAAGGAATATCCAGAAGTATCTCATAAAACCTCCTATTCTGGTATGTAACCTAAAATCGTTAGTTCGTAGTAAACATCAGCATCAGCAGGGTCGGCGTCTAAGGAAATGTAAACTTTCTTCCCTGCTGGTATTATGCCGCTTCCTAAATCACTGGCCGCCATATTTGTTTCGGATGAGTTGCCTGTCGTAGTGTCTAATGCGTCAATCAATACAGCATTACCTCCAGGGAAAGCCCCTGCTCCGTTATCATCACAATACTTAAGGTCTCCTGTCAGTTCAGTGACAGGGTCGGCAGCATTGCACTGCACATACCATTTAGTTATCACTATGCCTGAAGGGTATCTATCAGCGTGAAGCCACATCAGAGGCCACTCTGCGTCCTCATCCCAAGCAGAAGCCAGAACCAATGAGCCGTGCCATATTTCAATGGTAGGAATTATTTTTGCTATTCCGTCGTTTACTCTTATAAAGTCCTCATCATTATGTGTTCCTATTCCTATAGGAAAAGTTAGCGTTGCACCATCATTTGAATACATTAACGGAAACCCACTGTTACCAACGCTAAATCCCGAGCCATCATCTGTTCCATAGAAGAGAGCAAAGTTATAAGTCGAGTCTGTGTGATAATGAAATCCATAGGCAGTATTATCGGCAGTAGACCTGAGATAGATACTCGGATGCCAATCCTCAATAATAAAGTCATCACTTACAACAATGTCATTTCTTGTGCTGTCGTAGGTGATATACTCATCTCCACCCCATTCAATTTTCTCATCATCAGCAAGGTTAAACTCTGCGGCAGCACAAGCACCAGTACCGAAGTCCATATCGTCGTCAGTAAGAATTGCCTCTATCTCATCGGCGGTGTCAACATTAGGGTCAAGCTCAACAATAGCTGCTGCCAAAGCCGTAGCGTCAAAGTTATCAACATCACCGTCAGCACCCGTATCTAATGCAACTATCGCGGCGTCAATATCATCCATAACATCTTGGATATTTGTGTTTGCAGAGAAGTCAAACTCATCCGTCATAGTGATGTCATCCGCACCTACTACAGTCGCACCCATACCCCAGTTTATATGAGTATCATCTATACTGTCGGCAACATAATTATCGCTGTCTATAACAGCACCGTTGAAGTCGGTAAATGCTGTTGTGCCGTCAAGAACATTGGTATACCAGGCCTCATCGGTAAATGAGCCATCATCATCAGCGTCAAAGTTATGCAGGTAATCATAAACATCATCTTTCTCTGGTGGCCCGACATCAGCGTTCCAACCCGCGGCATAGGCCTCATCTACCGCCGCTCCCTCATCTCCCAGATAATCAATATCCGCCCAGTTGATATGTTCGTTGTCAATGGAGTCAGCGTTATAGTGTTCAGAGTCAACACCATCATCAGCAATCTTTGTTTCATCTATAACATCGGCCGCCAAATGTATTGCGTCAATAGAACCATCAACATAATCATCGGAGTCAATAGAATTGTCCGCCATATCAGCATTAGCTATGGTGTTGTTCGTAATCATAGCTGAGGTTACAGTTGCCCAAGCGGGGTCTGTGCCGTCGGTGGTGAGAACAGTAGAGGCTCCGCCTATTGCAGTCCTTGTCCACGCAGGTGTAGCGTTGCCTGTAATTAAATCCCCTCTTACGGGAGTAGAGTCTGTCGTGTCGTTGTGTATAACACCGTCGAGCAAGGCATTAGCAGCCGCAGCAAAACGGATGATTAGGCTTTCTCCTACCGCTTGCGTAAACCAAATCCCAATGGTAAGAACAAATAAATAGATTAAGATTCTTTTTTTCACATTAGCTCCTTTTTTACTTGACAGCTCATACAGACAATGGTATACTATTTATATGGATAAAAAATGTATTGTTTGTAAAAAATCTTTTCAAGTTACCAAAAGGAATAAAAAACAAAAATATTGTTCTTACAAATGTTATTGGGCAACTCTTTCTAATACTATGCAAGGTAATACGCACGGATTTACAAAAGGTCACGGAATGAACAAAGGAAAAAATAATCCTATGTACGGAAAACCCTCTCGGAATAAAGGGAAAAAGTTGCCTCAATTTTCTGGTAAAAATGCTTTTAATTGGAGAGGTGGTAAGACAGGTAATAATGGATATATTATGCTTCGTTATCCCACGCATCCTTTTTGTGATGGTAGAGGATATATCCGACGTTCCCACCTTATTATGGAAAAGAAACTTGGGCGTTACCTTAAACCTAAAGAAGTAGTGCATCATATCAATAAAATTAAATTTGATGACAAAATAGAAAATTTTATAGTTTTTAAATCCAATGGTTATCATCTTGTTTTTCATCGTTGGGGTTATTGTAATCCAAGATATATTGTTTTTGATGGTCGCCAATTATAAACACTCCTTATAATGTTTCTCCCAATTTATCGCTCGTGTATTTAATACAAATCCCGTGCAGTTCTGCTGTGTCCGTTAAATCGTCAGCCCCATCGGCTCCCAATCTTTTTAATCTGCAATGAATGCAAGCATCGGTTGCTCCTGGCAAATCTATTCCCGTAATCTCTGCTGTAATGAACCCGTTTGCCTGTGCTATCGCATTAGAGTTAACTGTTAAAGTTTCCTGTGCTGCCGCAGTTGTATCTTCTCCTGGAGCGGTATAAAGATATTCTAATTGCCATACTGCTGTTTCCGTGGTAACTGTTGTGTTTGTAGACCACCCTATATCAAACGAAGGTGCTACAGTTTTATCCATATCAGAAGGGACTTGTAAATTAAAAACTATCGTATCATCATCTGCATCTGAAAACTCCCATACTCCACTTATTCCCCATTCTTTAAATGTTGCTGGTTTGGTTCCTGGTTCTTTCAGAGCATTAAAGGGAAACCAACGAGTTTTTATTACCCTTGCTGTGCCTGCTAAAGTAAATTCGCCATCATCAGCAAACTGGGCATAATTCGTAGCCCCCCCGTCATCTCCTATAACTACTGTATTAGCATCAAGTATTATATCGTCAGTAGCGGCATTAGAATTACCCACGATATTTAAACTATCCCCATCGTGTTCTACATAACCGTCCTGCCACTCCCCCCAGTAAATCTTTTGTGAGTCGCCGTCTAATTGCCAGTCAGCCCCAGAGAGGTCAACAATACCCCAATTACTATCACACCCTGAAGAACCAGCTATCTGTATTGCTCTGGCTACTGAAGTTGATGAACCTCCTTCTGTCGCACCGTCAACATCTATTCTTAGCCCCACCGCCTGGACTAATACATTTCCACTTACTAAGTTAGCGTTCCAATTTACATCAATATCAGCACCAAGAGCAATGCCCTGACAATTATTTCCTCCTGCGCTTGTGTCGGAAATTGTGGGGTTTCCATCCACTCTTGAATAAAGTCCTACCCAGTTAAACCAGTTCTCGCCTGTGTTGCTTGTGTCCATAGCGGAGTCATTATCCAGATGATTATAACTCCCATACTGGTATTGATAAGTAAAGGGAGCCACTAAATTATTGGTCATTGTTGAGTCATCGTTAACCTTATTTATAATTCCATAAGTATATTGAGTTCCATTGACATTGGCATTAGTATGCTTGGGGCAAACATTATTCTGTATTCCTGCGTAGTTTGCCAGATTGCCTGTCCCAACATTCAAGTCCCTAATCATCTCTAAAGTTATCCCAGTAGCAGATGTTGTATAGTCAGTGGTACTTCCGTCAATATAAATAGCCCTTGTGTCGTCAGCGGCTAATGTTAAATCAAACAGATAAGCAGGGGTAGCTCCTATGCCTGTATCAGCCATTACTGTCAGGGTAGGTGCACCTGTCCTGCCATTAAAGGTTATATACTTCCCAGCCGTAGTAGAGTAAACAGAAAAGTCAAGGGCATCTGAACCACCATCGGCAGAGCCTACCTTAAAGTATGTATCGTCGGTATTTACATAGCGGCCAAGGTAAATATCTCTTACATATCCAGTATTGCTTGCTACATCATAGGTTTCATTGGCGGTGAAGTAGATATTTCGTAAGGAGAGGTCGCCGGTGAGGGGATCATTGGAGGCGTCGAGTTTGAGATAAGTAGTAGGTAAACTTCCACCAACAAAGTCAATAGAGAGGGTTCCATCGGCATTAGCAGTTAAAGAGGTATTGGGATAGATATATTTCCAGTAGTATCCGGAGGGTGAAGTATCTACTTCTTCGGCCTGTGGGCGGGCACGGCTAATAGGTTGTGCAGAAATATCTTGACAGGAGAGGGTGAGGGAGAGTATGATTAGGGGGATGAGAATTAAAGATTTTTTAATAAAGGTAATTTTATTGCTTTTGATAGCACACCTCATTATTTTGTTCTTTAGGCCGATAAAAATTCAACATCTAAAACCTCAGACAAATCCAATCTCTATGAAATACGGGATAAAGTAATCATCTTATTCCATATTTTTCCGTTATAGGGTTTTTTAATCTTGTTTCTAATAAACCATACTTTTCTGAAAGAGGATTTCTTCCTATCTTAGCTTTTATTTCTTTTCCATAGGTTGTAGCTACTCTTAATCCCATCGACCTTGCAAGAGCCTCAAACCCTTCTAACTCTCCGGCTAACCACCCTAATAAATTTTGTATTTGAATTGGTTGCCATCCTTTGATGGAATGCAATATAAAAGAGGGTATTTGATTAAATTCCAACGGCCCCTTTTTACCATAAGTCCAAATAACAGCTTTGCCTTTAGCCCTCTTTTCATCTAATCCCACCAATTCTTTAACAGTTGTAAATTTTCTTCCTGCCCAGTCAACACCTGTCAATGCTTCGTGGAAGAATCTATAAACCACACTTCCTTTGTGTTGTGCCGACCTAATTGGATGAGTGATAAATTTAAGAGGGTCTTTAAAATGCCCTAATACAGAAAAGTATTTTCTATTCTCTGTTTTTCCTCCGAGTGCCTTATATATGTTTGTTACATCTACATCAAGCCATCTAAATCTGCCCTCTTCCCAAGCCTGACTATAAACTTCTGGTGTATCCTCACCGTTTAAGAGAGCATTAGCAAGAACGGTTAAAAGTACCGCTTTGGTTAATATCCCAGCCCAAAACCTGCGGTAGAACTGTGTTTCTGCTTTTCCCCCTGCCCTGAATGCCTTTACCATTGTCCTGACATTACTTTCTGTCCAGTCAGGGGCTAATGCAAATAATCTGAATATATGCTGAACGGTAGGGTTTCTTCCCAGCCTTTGCAAATGTAACCCGCCAAAGTCATCATTTATTAAGTTGGCCACCATCTTTGCTAATTCGTCTGGAGATTTATCGGGATGTTTTTTAAGCATATTTCTATATTCTATAAGAAACGACTTGGCTTTAAGCCCTGCTCCGAATTCTCCGAATAGAAAGTCAGATTGTTTCTGGCGCAATGCCATTATTTTGTTCTTAATAGTTTTCGTTACTAAAGTCCTATCAAGAATTTTACCAATAATCGTTTTCTCTTTTAATAGTTCTTCGTTCCAATCCTGTTTTAGCCCTAAAGTTAAACCATTCTTAACCCCCAACATAACTATCGGATTTTCTTCCTCAATAGCCCTGATACCTTGCTTATAGGCTTGCCTGGGACTCATCTCTACCCACTTCTTCTGGTTAGTGCCAAACCAGTAGGAACGAGTAAATGCTAAATGGTGGAAGAATGAGCTTTGCAATATCCACGCTTTAGTAATAGCGTTATATTTAGTGATTGTATCTATTGCAGGAATACCTTTGAGTTTTGAAATTCCCAAAATATTATTTAGGTTGTTAGCTTGTTCTTTGGGTGCATATAATTCTCTTCTCTCAAATAGATTACCTTCTTTATCTACAAAGAAATTCTTGCCATAAGCCTTTGCTTCTTCTGCCTTGCCTGCCCATCTCCAAGACTTAAAATTAGGATGTTCAATTCTAACATATCCCTCAAGTTGTTTTGTGCTTAATAAAGACTCGCCTTCTATGGTCTTGAGTTTTTGCAGGGTTTTGATAAATCTTTTGTCCTCTATAGTTTTTACGATTTCTTCTTTGAGTATCTGTAAATTACTGGTTGCCCCTTCTACTTTTAGATTATATCCCTCAGTCCATCCTTGAACTATTGTTTCAAACCTTCTATGCTTTGCGTGTTTTGTGGTAGTTCCGAACTTCCTGAAGGGTGCTGCCTTGCCTTTTGGAATATCCCACACTCTTGCCGCATAGTTATCTAATACATTCTTAATAACATCGGATTCCAATGCTTCTAATCCCATTGTTTCATAACTTTGAGATATTTTATCGGCGATGGCTTTGATATTAAGTGGAAGATTTTGGGATAGGGTTACCGTCTTTTGCTGTTCTGGGGTTAATTTATCGTAAAGAGAAGCTACTTGTTCGGGGTTTCTCTTGCTGTCAATGTATATCTGAATTGCCTTGTCATATTCTTTAATCTCACTGTCGTAGCGGGTTTTACCCAATGCTGTTAGTGTTTCTTTTTGTAAGTTTCGTTTCTCTATGTTTGTTTGTAAAACCCTGACATCTTTTTTGCCAATCCATATATCTTTTTGTTTCTCATACTCTACTGCCACATCCCTGCCTTCGCCTTCCGGCCCCTCAAATCCTTTTGCATATTCTGGTGGTTTTGAGGGAGGTGCAACAGGTGGTTTGATTGTAGGTTCTTCAAGTACGCCAGGTATTTCAGGAAGTGGAGGAGTGGGGGCATACCCTTCAGGAGTAACATCTTCCACAATATAGTCTTTTTGTTTGTCTACTAATTTCTGTAAGTGCGGCGGGAGCTTTTCTACTTTAATACCGATTTTTATTTTAGCGCTTTCCACTGATCTACGAACTGCATTTAGTTCCTCAGTAGACATTTTTTCGCCAGCAATATTTTTCTTTGATTTAAGAATAAGTTCACCTTCAACAATACTATTTTTAATTTCCTGTATTCGAACTTTATCGGTTACAATAGGTTCCTCTGCTTTAAACTTCACTATCTTTTCTTTGGCTACTTTAGCAAATTCCTGTATAGCTTTTTCTTGAGGAGTAATTTTAACCTTCTTTAAGGGTTCAAATCCTTGAATTAAAATACCTTTTTCTACATCAGTTATAACAGGTTCTAATCCTTGCTCTTTAATTGATTTCAATACTTCTTTTTGAGCCTTCTCGGTGGTCATCTTCTTGGTTGGTACTTTTGCTGTGTAACCTTCCCCTACTGGTGGCCCAGTAGGAACACGCCACTCTTTTCCGGGAGCAAGAGTAACACTTGACCTCAAGGATTGAATATCCCCTAAACTTTTAGTAATCTCTTTTCCCGCTACACCTATGATTGCTTTCGGCCCAGCTACACTAATAATCTTGCCTACTTCTTTTCCTACTTTAACCAAATCGCCAGCACTAAATTTAACAGGCAAGCCAGCATATAATTCTGGTGTAGGTGTCTTTAATATGCCAGCCACAATGTTACCTACTTTGGGGTCAATTTGTGCTCTTCCTAAAATAGTTGCAATTTTATCCCTGGTAGTCATTCCTGCGGAAAATTTTACACCTGCTTTTTCCCATAAAGGAAGAGTCCGTTCAATCTTAGTAAATGCCTGCCTCTGGCCAGTAGTTCTTAATGCTCCCCTTAATTGTTTGAGAGGTTTGCCATAAACCAACAATGTCTCTATTGCTTCTCCTATTGCCCTGGGGATAAGGCTCGGAATACCTTTTTTTTGCAATTCCCACTTTGTGAAAGGTATTGTTTCAGAAATAATTGAGGGGGTTACTTCGGGTTTTAAAAATGATCTTAATGTTTTTACGGCTATTTCTCTTGGCGGTTGTTTCTTGATTAGTCCGGTTACGAGGGGTCGGATAGGTTCCTTCAGTCTTAGAAGGGGTTTAATAACAGTCTCAAGACCTTTCAAGGCTGATCTTTTTTCTTCAGGGGTTTTATGGAGAAAACTTATAGGTTGACGAATAATGTCGGTAAGGTTAGTTACATCTTTAGGCAGGGTTTTATAACGAGAGATTTCCTGTTTTTTAAGTTCTTCCCATTTTTCAGGAGGCATTACATCGGTAAGGAAACCGGCTACAGACTGAGAGATAATAGGTTTCTTGGCAACCGTAAATGCTCCTCCAGCACCTGTTCCACGAGTTCGTCCACCGCCAAACCCCTTGAACTTACCTTTCATAAAAGAGACAGGTTTTTTATCGAGTTCAGAAAGACCATATTTTATAGAAATAGGATTTGGCATTAGTTATTTACCTATAAGGTAAAGCAGCACCCTCAAAAAGTTTTTTTAGAAGAGATTTTTTAGGAGGTGCGGGTTGATAAGCTCCAATCTCGTCTGCATAATCCACAGGTTCTAACCCCTCAAATCTCAACCATTCGTTAATGTCCTCAATTGGGGCATTTTGAGCTTTCATTTGTCTAATGGCCCCGATAGCCTTGCGTTCAATAGCAGATAATTTTTCTTCGGCAAACTCTGTCTTTAACTCAGCCTTGCTCCTCTCAAAACCCAGTGCCTCTTCCCTGGTTGTTGGTTTATAGGCTTGTGGAGGTTTAAATCCTACTTTAGCCTTCTCAAATTCCAATGCCTCTGGTTTAGTCGTCGGTTTCCATTCTGCTGGTGGTGCAAACTCTGCCTTAACCTTCGCCTTCACCCTCTCTGTCTGGCCCAATACTCCTACTGCTTCCTCGGTTTCCCTTGTAGCTTTTAACCGGTCAGCAATCCCCTTGAGGGCTAAACCAATCCCTCCGCGGCCTCCCGTGGCTCTGCCTATTTCAAAGCCGCTTCTTAATGCACCTGTCATTACACCATTTGGCATTGTCTTAAAACCTCCTATTTTTATTTATGTTATAGTAGTTTCTCCTGTGGGCTTGAAAGATCCCATCAACATTTCTGTCCCTATTCCAGCGAGAGCTTCTTTAATTACTGACATATCTTCCACGGAGGATCCGTAACGCATAGCTGCAACTTGAACATCAAGGGATGCAAGCTCCATTATATTTGCCTCGGTCAAACCTGCGTCTTGCAGTGCAGTTACTACAGCTTGCCGTTTAGTCTCCTGTGCTAATCCAAATCGCCTATTCTGTTCAAGTGCCATAAAATCACTTTCTAACTGGGCAAGTTCTTCTCTTAATTTATCCTTTGCGGCAAGATGTTCACCCGATCCGTAAACGCCAGCAACATTATAGCTTTTGTCCAGTTGTTCCATTGCTCTCTCATAACTTTCCCTTGTGCCTCTTAACGAAGCCTCAATGAAAGCATCATTCGCTACGGGATAGAGTTCCTCCGGTCTTGCCTGTAATGTTTTCAGCAATTCCCCTCTCGCTACCTGACCTACTTCAGAAATCCCTCTTTGGCTCATAAATGCCTGCTCCAATTCGGCTATTCTTGCAGGCATCTCAAATTCAGGTGCTTTAGGGACTGCTCCTGCTAATAATGTTCCTGCACCTAAAATACCTTCGGGTGTTGCCAGTCTTTTAGCAATAGCACCTAATCCTGTTGGAGCTGGGGCTATTGCACCTGGGGCTGCTGCCGATGGTGTAATACCGGGTGCTACTGCCGGTGGTGTAATACCTGGAGTTACTGCTGGTGCTCCGACTGTAGTAACGGGTTTTTGTAGTGCTCCTAAAGCAGTTCCTAATACTTGAGGAAATGCAGTAGTTGAAGGAGTATAAGCAGCTCCAGGCATAGGAATAATACCTCCTGCTTTTATTGCTTGTTGAGTAGCAAGTCCAGGAGCAACATCACCAGCCATTGAAAATGCTCCTTTACTTAAGTCTGGTGCAGCAGTTATTTTTGGTGCTCCTGTAATCATTCCTTTTAATCCCGCACCTACTTTACCTAAAACGCCTGCTCCTGCGGGTGCTGCTGCATATCCCGCCTTAATCCCTGGGCCTCCTAAGTAACCACCTAACCCTGCTAACCCAGTTTGTAGAGGGTCAACTTTTCCTGTCATTGTCCCTTGTTGGATTGCGCTTCCAGCCATTGCGCCAAGAGGAGCACCTAAAGCTCCCAGATAAGGAGCACCTATCATTGTGCCAGCTAATGTTGCTAAAACAGGAGCAAGGACTTGTTTAAAGAATTTCTTATGGCGGATTCCGTCGGCGTCGGTGTCAAAAGATTCTTTAGAAAGCAACTCATCTATTTCGTGCTGTATAGTCGCCATATCCCAATCCTTTACGCCCGTTTTCCTGACGTATGCATCGCCTGTTTCTGGGTCGGCAAATCCGAGAGAATCGCTTATGCCTTTATAAGGCAATTTATCAAACTCGGCATCCTCTAATAATCTAATAGTATAAGTTTCTTTTTCCATTTTATCCTCCTTAAGTTAATGTTATTTCTGGTATCTTATCAATGACTTCTCTTGGTTCATCTCTATATGCTAAAACATAGCTTTTTTGAATAGTCAGATATATTGTTATCGTAGCATCAAAACCTTTTCTAAGTATATTATCTACCTCTTGAGCTAAATTTTCTTCATTACCGACTGGTACAAAAAACTGATTTGGGTTTGATGATTTAGTATAGACTATTATAGCGTACATTGTAAATTTTCCTTTCTATATTCTTTTAACTTATTGTTTCTCCACCTTTTCCAGTGAATTTCCTCCACTAAAGGATAATTGGTTTTTAAAAACTGTTTTAATTTTTTCCATATCTCAAAAGAGTATTTGTGGGCTGCTTTATTTGTCCAGACCTGTTCAATGTAAGCGATTTTCCCTATTTCCGGCTCATCATCTAAAACTGTCCACGGGTCATCTCTTAGATATTTATTAACATCGTTTGTAATGTAGAATGATACAAAACCTATGAGTTTATCTCCTACAATAAAAGGTATTAGGCGGCCTTTTTTCAGCATTGTGGAGTAATAAGTTTTATCTATCACGATAATTGCTCCAAAGTTATATAAAGGTCAAACTCCGCCCCTCCCGCTATCCCTACCGCCGTAACAGTATAGGTAATGGCTACCGCTGTTGCCTGAATAAAAGTTACTCCAGAAGATGCCTCACCTAATACCGTTAAATCAACATCTACTGCGGGCTTAGTCGTTTGAGCTTGGGTGTTATCACTCCAACCAATCGTAACGGCCAAAACGCCTCCCGTTCCCGCCTTAGAACACAAAGAATACACCGAAACTTCATAAGTCCCCGCAGCCGACGGGGTAAATAAAGTCGTCGCCCCAATCGCCGCTAATTGCCCCGTCAAAGAAGCCGTCGCCACCATAGGGGTCAGATAATTCCAAGTACTATTCGTAGGGTCGTAAAAGTATAACCTTTTTATCTTGCCCGATATATATAATGAATGTTCCCCGTCATCTCCCGTATGAGTAGGCACAGATGTAATTATTTGCATTTGATACCTGCCAAGATTGATTATTTGGGTAATGTCGTTCATAAAATCAAGCAAGGCAGTATCTTTACGTAATTGACGACTTAATTCGTAACCCTGGAGTTTCATTATGCGGTAGCCCTATCTCCCAGATCCACGCCCAATTCCTTCCCGTGCAACTCAAGCGAATAAATAGTCGGTGCGGGGTTTTTGGAGTTCTCGGTTATTTTTACCTGAAACATATTCTCTATCGTTCCAATATCAAACATTGAAGTCTTGCCGAAAGCAAATTCGTCGTTATGGTCATAATTAAAATTAGTAGAACCCAGCCAAGACACATTCCAGTCAAGGCGGTATTTCACATTCATATTTATTGTAGAGGCAGAGGTTACTTCTTTATGGTTTATTCCCAGTAATAACAACCTATTTAATAACCCTATTGCTTTAGGCTTTGCTTTACCTGATACCCAATAGGCATTTATTGCTGTGCCATCGTCATCATTGCCGCTTTCCATTCCCCACATATAGCCCGTATATCCTGCGGTGTAAAGTATCCTTGCTTTACTTGTAGACATCATATATAAACTGCTTGAGAATATCTGCCCGTCATAGGGATAAATCCCACCAGTTTTGTAATCAAAAACAAAACCATATTTAACTGTAGTATCCCCGTTTAAGACACAATATAAAATATACTCAAAACTATCGCTTTTCACTACTGCGTGGAATTTGTCAATATAGGTATAGTCCATATCAGCAAAGGTAATCGGCTGGTCGTCGGCTGCGGCAAATAAATCATTGCTTTCTTCTGTGGTTGTATCGTGGACTATCTGGACATTATATCCGTCAAATATGGCTAATTTTTTATCAGTTGTAGGAAAGATAAGCACCGAACCAACTTCACCCCCCATATCAACTTCTTTTATACAGAAATGAGACGGACAGCCCAATCCTAATATTTGGTCAACCTGAAAAGTGGGGTTAGAGCCTAAATAGCTTACCCTGTGGGCAGAATACCGCTTGAACACATATAGCTTGCCTTTTAGCGTTCTTATGCCGGTAATAACATCGCCATCATTCGTATCAAAGTTAAGAGTATTCCCAGCAGGCCAAGTGCCATAAGTTGACAAAGTGCAATATCTTATTTGATTGGGGCTTCCTCTTATTCCAGCAAGAAAAACATATTTTTTCCATATTGTTACAAATTTTCCCAATGGTGCGGCGGCAACTTCAGAAGCATCGCCTGTTCCCACATAAGTATAAAGCCCAATATCGGTATTGAGTAAAGCTCTGCCTGACTGCCAGTCGCCAAATGTCCAAAAACGAGATGAGGTTAAAGATAAAGCACCTGCAGAATAGGCGGCAGCGGGTGGCGTAAAATTTGCAGTCCAACGAGCTATGCCTTTACTTATTCTAATTTCATCAAGCCAGCCATTAAAGAAATTTGCGGCAGTAGTATCTGTCCCAATATATAAAAGACCAGCATTATCATCAATAGGGTCTGCATCAGTAGCAGTTGTGCCTTGTTGAACTCCGCCTTGAAACCAATAAAAATTATTGCCATTTCTCGCAAATGCAATATGATACCAAGTGTTTACTACTAAACCACTTGAATCTTTAAATATTTCTATAGTATCACTACCTCCAACCCTATTGCCAAATCTCCAAGAATAAGTCCCAGCAGTATTATATAAATATATTCTCCAAAAATTAGCTGCATTTGCATATTGAGAAACTATTACCTGCCAGGTAGTAGTAGCAGGCAACGTATCGAACCTAACCCAAAAATCTATCGTAAAATCCCCTGTGCCAAAATACCAGTCAGCGTGGTCAGGAGTGCTGAGGTAATCGCCTGTGCCGTCAAATAACCCAGAGGCAGTCCCAAACTTTTGTTGGGCTGTACTTAATTGAGCACCACCAGCGGCAGTCATTGTTTTGCCTATCTCATCGGTAAAAGTAGTAGACGTATTCGCACCGTCGCAATGAAGCATTAACTTTGTATATGTGTCCCAAACCGAACCTCCACTCACACTATCCCAAGTCCCGTCGGGTGCACCTGTAGAACTTTTATCCATTTTATAAAGAGTAGTGCCCCATATCCCTAACATCATATTTTTTGAGGAAAAATCCCACAGGGCAGTCCCGTCATTCCCGCCCGCTCCTCCTGAAATATATACCTCAAAGCAAGCGTCATAATTAGGATCTGTTACCCAAGTAGTGCCATCTTCAAGGCTCATTGAACCATCAGGATATACCACATCATAATCATCTACGCCCCAATGGACATAGTTTACGGCACTAATCGTAAACCTCCCCGTTAGAACTAAATGGTATTGTGTTCCAGCCGTAAGGGAAGGATTGGTAGCAAAGGTAAAAGTTATCCAAGCATAGGTTGTAGCCAAGTCATCGGTGTCAATAGCGGTAGCTGTCCCGTTTGTTACAGGAGTCCCAGAAGGCACTCCAGAGCTATTTGGATGTATTTCAAGAGCAATATCGTGATTTGCCCCCGCAGGAGCTCCTACCTTCTTTAACCATAATTTTACTTTAGTTACACTGCCAGTAGTCGCTGGTTTAAATCCTTGAGATATTTCTGTATTTGCCGCAGTATCCCTTAAAGGATAGTTATAAGTCTGATACCCAGGAGGATAAAAAACATCAAGACCATCGCTTTCTACGGTAGAGGAATTTATCTTCGCAAATCCGCCTCTCTTAATTAGCCTATTCCCAAGCCCGGCACAATGCCAATTCCTCATATTAGGGCTTTTATTAAGAGGCATAGAGATAATGGGAGTTTTTGTATCTTCGCCCCCGGAAAAGTCATCTATTAAAGTAATCTGCTTACGTATCACTTATAATCCTGTTGCGGATGTTGCCTGTTTACTCCGCTTAAAATACCAAATGAAGGTTTACCCGCTTTTCTTTTCATTCCCCTGAAATGTATATCGCTGACGAATGTTTTGTTCATTTCGACTTCCGCTTTCGCAAAGTAAGCGGTTGAACCCTGATAATCCCCTTGCTTTAGGAGTAACTCCGATACAGCATAATAGACTAATGCCATTTGGTTATTGGTATTGGGAATTTCTGGAACAGCTGCATCTAATACTAATTCAGCAGGTTTTTTGTCGTAGTCTATGTAAATGGTTGAATGTTGCGCAATAAATCCAGAAGAAGGACGGGGAGAAAAATAAACCTTCGTAGCACCACTTATATCAAGAAATGCGCATATTGCAGGAGTGCTATCAGAGTCGTCATCTACTTTTTCTGCCCACTCTTGCTCGCTGACTATTCTAATTTCCTGCTCTGCGCCATTTAAGATATAGTAACACCTGACAGGGTAATTAAAACCCGTTAGAGATGCCCCAGTTAAAACATAGGCTTGCGTAGAAACAACAGGAGTTATCTCTCCTGTCCGTCTAAGAGCAAGCCAACGCCTGCTTGCGGCTATCTTGCGCAAGGCGTCATTGACCGCCACCTTTGCTTTAGTTGCCGAGCCTGTAATGTTTGTTATGTTTGCGTAGTCCTGAACTCTGGCATAAATTTCACTGTATTCCAAGCCGTATGTAGCCATAGATTTACCTCATTTTTATGTTGACAAAGTTTAACTTATCTGTTATTATACAATAGAGAACAAAAAATTCAGAGTTCATAAGTGCAGACAAGTTTACTATCATTAAGACCTGTTTTTATTGCCCTAAAATTCTTCATATTTTTAAGACCTTCTATATAAAGCGTATCAAATGGATTTAGAGGGTGTCCTAAATCAAGCAATGGGGCTGTGCCGTCGTAAGTAAATCTGCACTGGGCAGTTTCAACTGTGATATAAATACGCTTGGGTGGAACGGCTGTATTTAATTTACTGGCTGTAAAACCCACACCCCCCACGGTATCACCAACAGTTATGTCCTCACGATCATATCCCTTGTGCTTGCCTATAACCGCTAATCTTGCGTCAAATGACATCTTTTATCATCCCTATTATTTTGGTTAGTTTAGCTTTTATCTCCTCGGTAGCTTCTTTACTGGCCAGCAAATTCTTTTCTTTGCCCTCATTAGACTTAATTAAATTATCAGCCTGTCGTTCTCTTTCCTCGGCTTGCCCTATCTTTCCTTTGAGTTCGCTTTCTAACTTTACAATCTTGCCTTCTCTTTCTTTGGCTCTAGCAATAATTCCCTTGGCTTGTGTTTTAGTGTCGGCAAGCAGTTTCTCATTATCCTTTTTTATCCCAATGCCTTTTTGCACTAAATCAGAAAGTTTTTTGGTTTCTGAGTTTATTTCGATAGTTACATTTTTCTTGACAGTTCCAAGACGGGTAACTTCCTTTTTAAGAAGTTTGTAATCTACGAAACTTACCTCTTCCTCTTTTTCCTTTAATCTTGTGGTCATTTTCCCCCCTTATGTTTCCGTGAGTGCACAATAAGGCCATAAGGACTCCTCGCCTTAAATCTGCATATATCACAGATAACCTTAGTAGATTTTTCTTTTGGTTTGGGTTCTTCTGGTTTCGTATGTATCACAGTAGTCATAGTCATTTCTGACTTTTCTAAAATCGGCGCAGGAATAAACTCATTCGTCTGCTTAACGAAATACCACGCCCCGAGTGGAACAGATGCAGTAAAGTTATTCTCTTTGTTAAAAACATACCTGACTCTATTGAAGTAAAGTTTAGATAATGATTTCCCTCCTGTGTAACGAATTATTATACTTTCCATCTTTTTTCTCCTCCTCCTCCTTGTAATTGGATTTCCAATAGTGCAAACATTGTTATAATAACGATAGCGATTCTCGGAGACTGCCCAATCCCTGAGAATATCGGAGCCATCGGCGAATGGGACAAACAAATTGCGGATGCAACAATACAACCCGCAAAAACGGTATTTAAAAGGAGAGTTTTGTCCGCCCTCCTATATCTTTTGACTTTATTGCAGAAAAATATAAATAAAAATATACATCCAACAATCCCCACGCAAAGTCCAAATTCCAAATAATCATTATACAGACGATCTGCCGTGCCATATTGAGGCCAGCAGAATTCATCTGTCATACCGAATATGCTTCCAAAACCCCAACCTTGAAGCGGCTTATCAAATATCAATTCCAATGCCTTTTTCCAAATCGTAGTCCGCATTATTAACTTGCGAAGAAGCTGGTCGCGGAAGTGGACGATAAAAATAGTCATTCCGGAAAGTATCGCCAAAAAATGAATCGAGCCAAACCTTTTTTTTGCAGCAATAAACGCCAAACCTACCACCGTAGCCATTCCAGCGGTAGCGGATTTTGAAAGAACCAAGCCCATAACAGGAAAAATCGCCATCAACGGGTGCAGATAGAGTGCTATGGGAAAAATTATCGCCTGAAAATCCCCGTGAAACGCCGAAGTTCCCATAAAAGCACAGGATCCAGAAGAAGTATCATACACAAAATCAAGTCCGAACCTCTGAGAAAGACCTAAGATGGCATTTATTGCTGAAAGTAAAACCAAAGTCTTTAGAATACACCGGACATTCTTGGCATAACAGACAATCAGGTAATAAAGCAACAGCAAAAAGACTATGTTTACCAATGCCATCCGGCTGTAAGGCGTCGGAGCGATAAAGATATTCAAGAAACAAACAAAACCCAGTGCAAATAACGTCTTGTCTTTCAGGTCTCTCTGCTTCTTTTGAGAAAGAGCCACAAAGAAAAGGAATATCACCCCAAGTTGAAAGAATTGAAGCTGTGTTTGCGCCAAAGGTAAATTTCCCCAATAAAAAATAGGGGCAAGAAATAGAAAGACCTTTAACACAAAGTCAAAACTATTCATAAAGAATCAGATATGTTCCGCTGGCAATACTTTTCCAAACATACAGCCCATTAGAAACTTCAATCGGGTATTCCAAAATAATAGTTTCGCTATTCCCGGCAGTAGCAACCTCAATCTCCAGTATTATATTTTCCTCATCCAAAGACGGCTCATATTCATCGTAAAGAGTCAAGAAGGCTCCGATTGCGTCGTGATTTATTAAACTTACCGCCCATATTCTTGCATCGCCCCTGACTATTTGCACACTATTGTCCGTACCTACTGCTTTGGACTTCCCGATATGATCTGGTTCCATACGAGCTTCTGCTATTATCGGCAATATAAACAGCAGTATCAAAAATAGACAAAGTATTCTTTTCATTCCTTCTCCTTGTTAGAAAAAAGCGGGAGCCCACAAAAGACTCCCGCTTATCTTTAATCTGGTTCTTGTCCTCGGTAGTGGATTACAGCATAGGCATCCGTCAAAATCACAGAAAAACCTGTTGTTAAACGAATCGGGTCGTCTCCGAAATCAATGTAATAACCTTTACCGGTTGTCGCTTCATAAATTTCAAAGACACACGTAGAGGCAGCAGTCCCTCCCATACTTCCAGCATCATATATTCCTATTGCTGATGTTCCTGCTGTCCCCGTTACGAATATCCGGTAAATGTTCACAGGTTCAGATATAGATGCGATGACATTCGTACTCGCCAACAATATATCTGTGTGCTTTAACGGTTGATGTCGCTCTCCTGGGGCTGCTTTGTCTCTGGTGATTACAAAATCATCATCGGCAAAAGCAACAGTTGAAAGAGTTGCGATTAAACCCACTACCAAGAGGAGTAGTAATCGTTTCATAGTATCTCCTTATCGGTAATGAAGAACAATCGCACCATTAGTTACTACCAGTGAACATCCTGTATCAAACTTGAGAGGATTTTCGCCGAAGTCAATATAATGACCTTCGCCGTCGGTTGCTTCATAGATTTCTATCTCGCATCTGGCAACTGTTTCCGCTCCAAGAGTTGCTGTATCATATAATCCAAATGTTAAACTACCCGCTGTATTGTTGACCATAATGCGATAGATATCTATGCCGTGTCCTGCAACAAGTTGATTAGATGTTAGTGCACCGGAAGTCTTTAATGGGCTCGTTCTACTGCTATCTGCGCAAGCAGAAGAGCATAATCCAACAACCAAGCCAATAACCAATAAGAAAGATAGTAACTTTTTCATAGTTTCCTCCTCCTTAAATGGTTCCTGGGTTCTTTGCGTAGGATTTAGCCAGGAGATAATTCTTAGGAACAGAATTAGTATCCTTGACTGCCACCTGCCCAAAAATCGCTTTCACGCCGATACCATTCTCAAATCCATAATCGTAGGTTTGGGTTATGGGTGTCGGTTTCATCCCCCAGCCACGAACTGCAACTTCCGCCCCAAAGCCAATCTGAGTTGACACATTGCGAAGAGTTATCAACGCGCCTGCCGTGTGAGCTGCTGCGGTTGTCCCATTCGCACCTCTTCCACCAAGAGCAACTGTAAAAGTGTAAGAGTTTGCCTTTGCAGTATAGGTCATTTCCTCGTTGTCAATCCTCAAAGTCCCCTCTGTAGGGAAAAACCTTAAGTAATTAGCTTTGGTGTTACTGCCTACTGTTGGATTAGTAGAAATATCAGTCATATCGGCAGATAACCGAGCTTCAGGTCTCAAAGGTGAACCCTGAACATTAAGACCAGACTTTACTGAACGGTGAACATACAAAATACAACCATTGCATATTCCAAGTGCACCAGTAAATATCCTATTCGTTTCACCTCTAATGCCTGCATCTCGCTGTGCCTGCTGCCATACTGGATCTCCCTTCAACCAATACTCGTCAAGCTCGGAAATAACGATACCATAAGTATCTAATTCCTCGCCATTACTCATCTTGGTTGATATAGGAATTGCCCCCTTGCGTTGTAACGCAAGTTTGATGCGGTCTATTTCCTCAGTCCCGAATGTATCGTTGACACCTAAGGCTGCTTCATTTGCGGCATCACCGGCATAAAGAACTTCCGCATCCGTTTCGGTTGTGATTAACTGAATAAACATACTCCCATCAATATGACGGGCAACCCAGTTGGATAATCTTTGCCGTGCTACCTGAACTATGGAGAAATTAACTCGTCTCTCTAAGTTCTCGGTAAATGCCACAGCATTGCGTATCCAATCAACTGTCAGATCAAACTGACCCATTGACAGTTTATCTTCACTACCCTCTAAGATAGTTTCGCCTGTTACTCCTGAAGAAATAAGTTGGGACATAACTTGAAAGTGAATGATGTCTCCAGGCCCTTTAGTAAAATCATCTTTGGTGATGATGGGCTTGGATGAACCTTCACGTCCCTCAAATTTTGCACCCCAAAAGGCTTTACGCATACCGTCGTCAAAAAGCCTTTTCGACCAAAACTCTGGGACTGCCTTATCAAATTCCCCAGTACCAGCAACACCAGCATCATAGGTGTGCATACTGAGCGTTACGCCTCGATTATTTCTTAGGAGATTAAATAAATACTTCCACATAGTATCTCCTTATTGCGTCTGTGATTTATCGTAAGCATCTCTTGCATCATCGGAAGGTAGTGCCATATATTGCTCATAAGTAAGTTTGCCCTGAGTTGCTGGCTTAGAACCCCTACCGGCAATAGCACCTACCCTACCTTTACTCGCACTCGGTGAAGTCTGCCTACTTAACTCCAACGATGCGGCTTCAACAGCTATCCTATAAGCAAAAGGGGTTAATAGTTGCACAGTCCCGGATGCGTCTTGAGTAGCAAGTTTTCGCTCAAACAGGATTTCATTTGCGCGAAGATACAACTTACTTTTAGGGTTAGCGACGTCAGGATAAAGTTTCTTGGTTTCTTCCCAATTTTCTGACACTTGAGTTTTGAAATCGCTTTGTGCTTGCGTTTCCTGACTGTTCTTAGCGAATCTCTGTTCCACAAGATTATTAAAATAATTACTTAATACCCTTGCGGTCTCACCGTCAAAATGCTTGGTAAGGTCAGTAACCTTATCCTCCACTTCCTTTTTCTCACCGGGAGTTAGTGCTGATTGCACCATTCCCGTAAGACGCTTAATTTCCTGAGCCATACGAGTTGCTTCTCTATTAGAGTTCTCGTATCCGGCCTCAAGTTCTTCCGGCGTCTTATACTTTCCGGCATACAGTTTTTCCTCTTCTGCTATCGGGGTTACTTGAGGTGTTACCTCAGTTCCCTCGGGCTGTTCTACTACTGGTGGGGCCAAATTTTCCTCTTCGGGGTTAATCGGCGTTACCACTTTTTCTACTACCATTTTACTTCCTCCTTATAAAAAAAGCCGTATCAGTTCCTGAAACATTCAGGGTTACTAATACAGCTCTTATTTTCTAAGCTACTGTAATTACTTCCTAATTGTCTGATATTTGTTTACGTCTATCACCTCCCCAGACGAAAAGTTTATTTTAATATAACCGTGAAACTTCTCTTCTTTTAATTCTTTTAAATTTTTATCTTCCTGAAATTTTTCCTCAAAACTTTTCAACCAATCAATCATTCTTCTTTTGGTTTCTTTTCCTCTAAATCCTTTGCGTCAATTTCGTCTTTTTCTTCGTCGGATTTATTCATATAATCATCTTCTGAAATTTTGCCAACTCCAAGATGACTCATAATAGCATCAAGTTTTTTATTTATTTGATTTAGTTCATCAGGCATAATATCCTCCTATTTTCCCACCCTGAAAAAGTTATCAATTCGGGAAGGTCTTTTTTTCTGTTCGTTTTTCCTTACTGTCTTGGCTTTTATCTCTAAAATTTTAGGTATATTTAATGCCATCTTTAGTCCCTTTTTAATAAGCTGATAATGTTTAAGCAATTCCGCAGGGGCTTGAAGATTATCCATATATGCGGTATATTCGTCTATCAATCGATTGAGATGTTGTTCATAAACTAACCAACCATTATGTTTTGATACAGCAAGCCAATTAGTGTATTCGGTAATACTTTTACTGTCCGACGACTGCTGGGATACCTGCGGGTTGACCACCTTGCCCACCTCCTTGCTTTGCCAGTTTTGCCTGCTCCTCTGCCTGTTGTTGTTGAAGTAACTGTATTGCTTGCGCTGTATCCTGTATTCTTCTTTGTTGCAATTCCTCTAAAGTGGGAAGTTTTACATTGCGCATATCTATTGCCTTGAAATAATTATCCGTAATTGTATACATTACCTCATCGGTAATAACAGGATTTTTCCCATAAGAGTTCATAGATGTCTGATAGGCTGCATTTGCCCTCTCTTGCTCTATTTGACGGTTGATGTTTATGGAGTTTCCTGCCGCCTCAAAATCAAAGTTTCCGAGAAATCCCTGTTTGCCTATTTTTCTAAAAGGATTTTCTTTTCCTGTTAAGCGATAAACTAACTCATCTTCTAAAAACTCGGCATTTAACTGGACTATAAAATCATACAAATCCTCGTTGACATCCTGCAAAGCCCGTATAAAATCATCAAACTTTATATTTCCCTCGCCCACTATCGTCATTATTCCAGTAGCGGTTCTGTTTGAGGCAATAGTGCTTTCAGTCCCTAAAGAATAGTCTGTTACACCGAATAACTTTTGCACCAGAGCAAGTAGAAACTCTATCTTTACGAATTCCATTTGCTCGGATTTAGGAAGTTCAAGCACTTTGAAGGCGGCGGGATTATCATTCGTCCAATTAGCACCCGGGCCAAAAGGATTTTCGTCAGGGTCGTGGTTAGCAGGTGTAATTACAGGCGGGTTGTTATTGATAGAACCTCTGTCTATTGCCTGATTAAATATAGCGTCTATTAAATTGCGTATTCCAATAAGAAACTCAGGAACTCCTTTACCGTAGAAAGAACCATCCATAGGGATAATCTGGTAATGGAAGAACGGTCTCTTGGGATAAGGGGTAATCATCCAGCCCAAAAGTTTGCTATTTTGAACTGCTATCGTATTGTCTATGTTGGCGGTTAGGTCTTTGGTGGCGATAAAAACCACTACCTCCTCATCAAGTCCGTCGTTATTGACATCATATTTTCCGTGCCATTCGCTTATGAGAATTTTTTTGAAATTGTGATTGGTATTGGATGGATCGGCAGGAGCACTTAATAAATCCTGCTCAATTTCTTTAACCGCTTTCTCATCAAATAGCCCATCCTCAATATCACCTATCCTGCGCTTTAGCCAGTCAAGTGTTCTCTCATACTGGTCGGCAATCCAGTCAAGTTCTTCTATTTCTGGGGTATCTGCGTCTTTGGGAATAACTATTTGCTTTATGTTGCGGGTATAAATCTTGGGACTGTCATAAACCTTTTTCTCCTCGGACAATATCTGCTTGCTCTTGAATAACGGCCCCCCTGTCAATGGATTTACCGCAGGTATTTCTTCATCTTTCTTAAACTCAATCGGTTTTCCCTCTGATCCTGTGGGTTCTTGACCTTCTACCGGTTGATTAACAAGAGGTTCTCCTGTTAATCCATCAATGGCATAGTAAACAGTTCTGTTTATAATTTTATAAGTTTCTTCCCAGACGCATTTTACTATCGCATCCCCAGACATTACTACATTCTTAAAACAAGTTTTCATCCTGCGATAGATTTTCATTACTTTGTCAACTTGGAAATTAAGGGCATCTTGCACTGTGGGGGCTTGGGCAAAGTCATCCTCGCTATGACCTTTAACCCAGACAATAGGTTTTGCCCCATAACAGACTTTTAAAAATCTCGGCAGTAATCCCTCAATGGTAAAGGCTTCTATGGGAATACCAATGTCGGAGGCATTATCCCACGGAAAGTTTTTCGGGTTAGCTTTCGGATCTTCCCCCCAACCCATAAGCCCTGATATGGAACGCTTGGCCTCATAGCGACTGACATACTCATCAACATCGGCAAGGCGTTTATAATAATAACGCTTGGAGTCATTGACCCATTTGACTACATCGTCTTTTAACTTTACTTCGTCAAACTTTGCCAATTTTGTTTTAGTAGGCTCTGGCATTTATTTTTTCCTTATGTTTTTTATATTGCCTAAAATTCCTGTGCCTCTGGGTGGAAGTTTAGAAGTTCCATATAATCTTTTATGCCTTTTTCTGCGTTCCTCATTTGTGCGGGGTTTACCATATTTACGATAATCAAATGCCATTTTATTTTTCCCCTAATTTTTTTGCCAATTCTTTGGCGAAAGTTTTTATATGAACACAAGTAAAATCTTTAGGTATCCAAGCCTGTTTAAATCTGCAATTTTTTTTGGTAGCCTTAAGCATATCCTCTATCTTTTTCCTCATATTATTTCTTTCGGATATTCTTGGTTTCGCCGAGAGCAGGTTTCCCTGTAGGCTCCCAACCCCTTCTTACGCCTTCCAATAATCTGCGCTGGCGTTCTGCTTTCACCTTCGTAGTTTTTTTAGCCGATACTTTGCCGTCGTGAGAAACTCTGTATCCATCAACTTTTCTCACCTTTACGGGACTCACTTTTTCCCTCCAAATGCTCCGCCAATTCTATTTTTTATCCGATTGATTTTATTCATAGTTTGGCTGGCAATTCCTCCGCTAATAATTTTTCTATTTTTATCCTGTGGGTTAAAGTCATCAACTATTTTCTCGCAGTAATGAAGAATACCGATAGCCCGCAGTTTATCAAGCCAGAAATTCGGAGAAGCATCAAGGGCAACGGTGTCGTTCTTAATCCATATCTCGGCTATCTTGAAATCTTTGGGTTGTTCTGGTTGCGTAAGTTTTATTTTTTCTGCATATAAGCTACTTAATTCTTTTCGAACATCCTTGTTGTCTTTTTGGGGTTCTAATTCTTTAATTCTGGCTTCAATGGAAATCAATCTACCATTACCTTCTTCTTTTATTTCGTCAGGCATAGGAAATCCTTTCTACGCATATTTCAGTTAATGGGTCAAATGATACTTTATAATTTCCTCCTATTGTAAAAATAATATTTTTAACAATTCTTCTAATGGGGAATTCTATATCAACCCATTGAAAATCTTTTTTCCCAAACCAAAATCTATTAGCCTTTTTTCTATCTCTTCTAAGTTTCATCAATACCCCGCCAATCCCCGATATCTCGGTTTCTTCTTCTTGTGGAATGTCTTGTCCTTATATGGTTGCTCAATCCTCACCTGTCCCGCTATCGCCCTTGCAAACACCACATCATCACATTTGCCCTGCTCGGCCTCCGGGTGTTTTTTCTTGGGGTTGTTGATGAATGTCCAGCATTGCTGAATTAAGTCCTTATCAACCAAATCCGTTGATCCGTCAAAAATCTCCTCACCCAACTGCGAGAGCATCTGAGGGCGGGTAACTAAATTAGTGTTCCAACCCAGCTCAAGCGTGGGCTCGGTAAAGCCTTTCTTTTTCTTGACCTTGCGGTAAACCCTGCCATACTTTTTGTATAAGTCCTGATTGACGGAGTAGCCATAGCCCTTGTTTTCACAAGCAATTAGGGCGTCATTGTAGTAATGCCCCATTTTCATCAAATCCTCAGCGAACCTGTCAGGAGCGGTGTTATGGTTATAAACACAAGCGGTTTTATTAGTGCGCTTGTTCAAAACAACCCCAGCGCTCTTGTCCCCGTGAGCCAGACCCTCGGCCGGGTCGCCCCCTATGGCGTATTGATCAAGCCTTAAGGGAAGTTCATAAATCTTAAATGAACCCGTAGGGTCTTGCCTGAACACGAACTTGCCCTCTTCCTTGACGATATTGCCTATCGCAAAGGGTTTCTTGATATCCTGCTCCTTGAGCGCGGTCTTATCAAAGAATAAATCCCCCGTTGAAATAAACGCCGTCGTATCACAGTCCGGGTATTCCTGATTGAATGTCATCACCTTACGGTTGCAGTTGTTGACAATGCACCACCTGCGCCAGTTAATCTGCCCCGAGGTAAGGTTGTATTTTATTTTCAGCTTTTCCTCCTCCTCAAGGAACTTGCCCCGCTCTGTTGGCGTAGAGAACTCAATCGCCTCTATGGGGTAAAGGCCGTTAGCCAGGGGAAGCGTATATTCGGCAATCTGGAACCACGGAATAAACAGCGTCTGCCAGTCGGACTGCCCGTTAATGCACTGCACCCACTCATCGTAGAACTGGTTGCCTATGCCGTTGGCCGTTGTTTCCCCGATTACGATAGTTCCCGGCAAATTAGGCACGGATTGGTTAAGGCCGGTAAGCAGAGCCTGCAAGTCCGGGAAATACGCGCACTCCGATAAATGAACCATCCTAAATGTATACGACCTGCCAGCTTTCTTGTTATCAGCGGTATCTATGAGTATTTGGGAATGTATCCGGTCAAATTCCAGCTTCTTCTCGTTGGAGTGCTTGATTTTGGGCTTTAGGTGCTCATCCATTCTTTCGTGATAGAGCTTCTGCATCTCAAACAGGTAATTTGAGCTGTCTAAATCGTGGGAGATGACGCTTGAGTTCACGCCTTCCCCTTGTGAGGTATAAGCGTACAGAATGGCCTCTATAAGCGTAGAAACCCCTGCCTGGCGAGCCTTAAGCACCCAAAGGCGCACTGGCTTGCCCGATTTCAGCATTTCCTTGATTTTCTTCAGGATTATCACCTGAACGGAATTAAGTTTGAAATGTATCAACTGGCCGGATTTGGTCTTGATAGTGAGGAATTCCTTTTCCACGAGGAACAGGGGGGTTTTCTCGGCAACGAGCTTCTCGGCCTCGAAAAGCTCCTTTGTAGTCATTTTTGGGGGTTCAAGGGTAGTTGGCATAGTTTATTCCATAGTATGAAGATACCATTTATTATCTAATTCATAAATATAGAAACGGTATTTAAGCAAGTGTTGTAAATTCTGCGGCATATCTATTCTGGGGTTATAACAGTCTATGATAATTTTCAAGTTGTTCATAGAGTTTGAAAAACTGTGGGAGGTCAGGTGGGGGATATTTAAATAAACGGGGATTTCTTCGTGTCCCCCTCCCCCCCCCTCTTCATATTGTCATTATCGTACACAACTTCGCATAATAAATCTTATGTCGCTATCGTCCTGTTGCAAGTGCTTGTTATGTCTATGCTTAACTGCTGTATACCATATGTTGATGTGTTAACTACAATCGCTAATGGACAAGTTCCCCAACATCTTGTGGTTTAGCCCGCTGTCATATATTCTTTCATCCGGTTATATTTGGCGGCCTTTTCTTTCTCGTTTATCTCAACCCGGCCAGTGGCGTTGCCTTTCAATAGCTCAATGATTTTAGTCAGTTCTCCGACGGGGTCTTTGGATTTATTGATGAGGTGCATTAATTCTTTGTTGACGGTATCTTGAGAAGTGGAAAACACTTTTGTTTCAGCGGCCAGCTTCAGGTCTAATAGATATTGCAACCTATCTATGAGTGATTTCTGCTCCTTTACCCCTTCTTCAACTCCATTGCTTGCAACTATAGTTTCAACCTGTGAATAGTACTTCTCTCTTTTATTATGCCAATCCCTTCGCTTAGCATAATAAGATAATAAACCTTTTGATATTCCATACTTATCCATAATTTCCGTAAACTTCATTCGTTGCTTGACAAACTCATTCTCTATGATTATTAAGGGATATTTACTTTTCCTTCCTTCGCTTCCCATTTTAATTGTCCTTCTATTTTGGAAGTCGTTTTACTCGATTTTGCCTTTTTCCAGCCGACTCACTTAAAAATCCCTTCATATTTGACCGTAGAACCATTTAAATTGCTTGGGTGATAGCCAAGCCTTACCTACTTCGTGCTTATTGAGCTTTCCCTTAACTCTACGCTTTGAGCCTGTCTAGGATAGGACTTAGAACGACCTTGCCTATAGTAATATAAAGGGCAATCTGTCATAGGACAATGTATTACTTCATATCTTACGCCAGCGGAGCAAGCCAAACAGTTTGCTCTTATAGCTTTTAAGGGGGTTAGTTTCTTCATTTATTCCTTCTCCGCACGAATCATTGTTTTCAAGACCTTAAGCCTTTCAAGGTATTTATTGCTATTATGCGCCAGGGCAAGCTGTTTGATCAGGCCTGCGACATCCAGGGTTCTTAGTTCTTCTGCGCTTAATACTTGGGGAAGATTTTCCATAAAATAATTTATTTTTATTTATTTCAAATATAATCTCTGATATATATATATTAAGTATAGCACTTTATTACATCATACCAAAGGATTATTTTACACTCCGACGAGAGATATATTTAAATGGTGGGGTGAAAGTGAAACACTTTTGTATGGTGGGATTACTGTTTCTCCAATATCCTCGAAATAATAGATTGTAAGTGCCTTAAATATGTTATCGCCTTCTTCACTTGTCCCAGTTTACCCTTAAGCCTGGTTGTTTCCTTCTGAGTGAGCTGAACCGGCCTGAACAAACGGCGCAGGAGATACTGTCTGGGAACTCTTACGAATACACAGAGCTTGGGCAGGAGTTTTGGTTCAATGGATTGTCTTTTCATTTCCTCCCTTCTCGATACCCATCTTTATAACCTGCTTGCCAAATTTGATGTCTTAACTTTTCTACCTCATCTTTGCGATCATCATAAATCCTATTTATCTCGCTTTTATCCTCAAATGTCATCCCTAAAGCATTGGCATAAACCTCCAGCCTATGCCTCAAATCAGGTGCGGTAAAGTCAAGATATTCTACTTGTTTTGTTACTACTATTGTTTCGGGCTTTTTCAATGTGCCAATCCACATACCAGCCAGAAACAACGCAACGCAGATAATAACATTCTTCATTCCTTCCCTCCTTTTCTATAATCTCTTCTTGATAAGTCAAATATTATCCAAATCACCACTCCTGTAACCGCTATTATCCAAAGTATCCAAGCGTGGTTATCAATCCAAGAAAAGCCCTCATTAGTCTGGGCAAGTATATCTCTTGCGAAATGGTTTACTTTCATCATCACTTTTGCTTATAAGCTTCATCGAGCTGGGCGATAACATCATCACAATAAATTTGTGTTCCGCAACACTCTGTAGTAAAATCTTGCAATATCTTCCTCGCCTTATCATTCTTCTCTCTCTGTGGTCTTATTCGTTGTCAGCCTCATAAAATACTTCATCAATCTCTACTTTGAAATTTCTATCGTCTTCACTACACATCTGCTTAAATTTCAACATTACATTTAATAGTCTACTTCTCAAATCAAAAAACTCTTCATCTTTACTCATCTCTCCTCCTCTATCCCCAATCCCTCAAGCGTTTCCTTGCGGTATTTACCTTGCCGTCTGGTAAGACTAAATTTTATTTACTTTTCAGGAACAAATGCTAATGCTTCAGCAATTGCTATGTCATCGCCTTCGTGTATCTCTGTAGAAGTATTATAAATCCATCCACCATTAACCTTAAAACGCTTGGTAGATTTCATTATACGCATATTGTCATCTTAGTAAACTGCTTTAC